CTTCAACTTGCGTTGGAGGTTTCGAGGATGAATGCTCGTGGGATCGCGAAGCAAGCCATTTCTATGCACTTGCAAGCGTTTTACGGGTATCTTCCGTTCTTTGATAGTCTAATGAAGTTTGTGTTCTCCCTTGCCCTTTTTGATTATTGGGCGAATAATTTAGGGAAGACACAGAAGGTCACTTTCAAAAGGATCTTCAACCGAGAAGACATACCATGGACTTTTGGGTTTAATAATCCTCCCAATGCAAGGTTGCATGAGGGATCTTATACTTACTCAGTCGTTCAGCGTTATCACGCTAGGGTTAACTTTCTCAGACCTTCATTAAATCCTATCGAAAAGTTTTTACTTTTCTTGGATTACGTCGATCTAAGTGTCGACGCATCTGATGTTTGGGCCGTTGTTCCTTGTTCTTTCGTCATTGACTGGTTCCTACCTATCAGTGATGCTTTAAGAGATTTCGATAACTTTGCATCTGCATCGTTTTGGGAAATCGGTGAGACTTATGTGACAACGAAAACGAAGTTTTCTTCGTCATTAAGTGGCCCTACCTTCGATAGTTATCCCGGAAATTGTTATTCCGATTTTACTAAAAAAGGAACTTGGACCTCTAACATCTCATCTTTTACAAGGCGCGACTGGACGCCGCGAATTTCCTCCTTTAAAGGAGTTTCCTTGCCTAACGGCTGGCAAACAATGTCCATGGCTGAATTAGCTGGGGCAATTTTCCTTTAACCGTTATCTTTGTGTGGTGTGCATCACTTTAGGAGTGAATAATCATGTTGTCAGATCCTATCTCTATAGCCGCCGCTGCAGTGAGCGGTCTCGCGACTACTTCTTGGTCGCGTGAAGCAAAAGTTACTAACGGTTACGTTAATTATAACGAGGCCGCAGCAACTATTCTTCTTCCTCACCGGCTCTCTCTTAATAGCGCCCTTGATTCTACAGGGTCGTTAACTAAAAAGAGTACGCTGATGATTAAGTTGTACAGAGAATTTGCCTCAGGAACCACCGGTAATCCCGATGTTTTCGTGGCTCCTCGGTTAATCATTGATTGTTCCTTGGAAGCTACGAATGCTCAGATTCGTAATGAGGTCGCACGTCTTTATGACTTTACTACCTCTACGGTCATTGCATCCATGAGGATGGGAAATTTGTAACTTCCCGTGATCTGTCATCCCTATCGACGTTTAACCATCGAAGAAGGAATGACTTATGGAGCGAACTCCAAAGACAAAATTGGGGTTGGAGGCATATAAGTGTCTCCTCGACGATTACGAAATCAATCGAAGAGAATTTCCATTGGAGAGGATTTACCATGAAGGTATTTCCTTTTTAACCGTCACCTTGCCGGAGCTCGGAAGAGCTTTCGACAAGGGACTAAAAGATGGACGTTTTATCTTACCATCTTCGTTCAAACATGCGTTTGGTACGAAGAAGATCCCCCAGATTATGGGTTCATTGTTTCGGAAAGTTTTTTCTGATTCAGGGATCCTTCTCAAGGACGCTTGCACGTTATGTGTAAGCCGCATACGACAAGTATGCTTTTACTTTTACAAGGCTAATATTCCTTGTGGTCCTGAGAAGGAGGCGCAAGTGCTTGATACTTTTATCGAGGATGAGAAGCGCTTAGAGGAATTTAACGTCCTTTTGGACATCGAACCTCTTCTTCGCAATTCTCGGACTCAGCGAATTATTTCCGAAGGCCAAAGAGAAATCTATCGTATTTTCGGTCATTATGACCGTAACACAAAGTACGATTTGAATTACACTCATGGTCCAGGAGCTGTCGCTGACGCTTCAATTGATGCTAAGGATAAATGTCCTATTCCTTATAGTCTCGAAGACTATTGGGGAACCTGCCTTACCGGAGGAGATGAGAATCTCTCTCACGGTAGTAAACAAGTAGCATTCGCGAACGATTCGCGCTTTGAATTGAAGTCTCGGACGTCTAAGGTGACCTTGGTCCCCAAAGATTCCCGTGGTCCTCGTCTGATTGCTGTTGAGCCTACATGGCTTCAGTACCTTCAACAAGGTGTTCGTGATTGGATGTATTCTACTGTAGAAGCAAAACTTCAAGGTAAGTATGTACACTTCACGGACCAATCAGCAAATCAATCGGCTGCGATACTTGCGTCACTACACAATCTTCTGGCAACTATAGATCTCAAGCGAGCTTCAGACTTAATCTGTCTTTCGCTTGTGAAACAGTTGTGGGCCCTTGTCCCTCATCTTCTCGAAGACATGCTTCATTGCAGATCTGAGTTTTACTCTATCGACGGGAAAATCACCGGTCGATATCGAAAGTTTGCGCCTATGGGAAGTGCTTTATGCTTTCCCGTTTTAGCGCTGACCTTGTACGCCCTATGTTGGGGTACTTGGTACGAAGATGGCGGAAGTCGTGAAGACTTTTACGTCGACATCGTTGGGGACGACCTAATCACTTCAAAGGAATTTGCACTTTCTGTTATTCCTGTTCTTTCTGAGGTTGGACTCATTATAAATGAGGACAAATCCTGCATTGGAACTAGATTCGCAGAGTCGTGCGGCACTGATGCTTTTGATGGCGTCAATGTTACACCTATAAAGGTTAAGGAGATCCTTGGTGATGCCAAGTATGAATCGGCGGCTAAAATGGTCGCTCATGCTAATCTTTTGCGTGAGCGAGAGCTTTCTCAACTTTGTCATTATTGGTTTGGTCAGGCTGAAAGTATTCTCGGCTTTTCCATTCCTTATGGGCATGTTGATAGTCCTTTTGTCCATCGGAATACTGATGGCAATTGGATATTGCTCAATCAAGCGGCACGGGACGCGGGTGTAAAGATGCGCTATTTTCGATGC